TCGCGCCTGTTCCAGCAACGCCTGTGATGATTTCTTCTTGCTCAAATATTGATGCACCAATACTGCCAGTGCCAGCGACCCCTGTTGTGACTTGCTCTGCTTCTGGAACTTCAGTTCCAATCGCGCCTGTGCCAGCCACGCCGTCAGTAGTAGTGGCTGTGGCAAATACACCAAGAGCGCCTGTGCCGATCACACTGGTGACGTTTACATCAGTTGATATGATAACTTCATAATTACCAATCGCGCCTGTACCAGCCGCTGCATTGATAGCTGGGTTTGGATAAACTGTACCCACAGCGCCTGTACCAGCCACGCCAGTGACCGAAACGTCCATTTCTACCACAGACCCATGCGAAACCACTCCAAGGCCGTGTACGCCCACTGGAGGGCGATCTTGGACAGGCGTAAAGATGTCGAAGTTGTATCCTATAAATACCTCTGCATTTTCAGGATCGTTATCTGGACGCGGATTAAAGAGCGCCGTGGCATCAACAACATTCTTTGCTGGTGTTAGCTGTGGTTGTTTTGGCTCCCAGTCATCTGGAGATACGCGCAATCCATCCCAAGTGGTCATAAGATCCGTATATGGAACCTTTAGGCCACCTCTGTCGCTTATCGCTTGGGATTTTTTGCCTCTTGCGTATTTTGCCATTAATATAAATTCAGCGCAGTGGGCTGAACCCTCAGAGATACGCCATCATTGTCTGATGCCGCTGCAAAACTAAATGCTCTTTCGTACATTTCGTTTAGCATTGTAAACTTCTCAACTGCAAATTTCATTGCCAACTTGCTTGCAAGCCCAGCGCAAATGCATTCATTCCAACGATATGGTATGTCTGCGTCTTGATTGGATGCCGTGACATCTTCAAGCTGTCTAATCGCCCAATAGACCATACTATATGTTGTTTTGTCTGGAACTTGCCAGAAATATGCAACAGGCGTGAACTGCTTGTCGAGCATATACTGGCTTGGCTTGCCGCTAGAATCTTTGTTTGGCAGTTGGTTATAATCAGAAATAGATACGCGATTAATCATTTGATCAGATGTATCTGTGCCAGAGCTGTCGCGTATAACTGCACTTATGATGTCGATTGTTCCTGCTGGCAGCGTGTAAGACGCTGTGCCGTTCACCAGTGTGAGTGTTTGCTGTTCTACTGCCCAGTAGTTGATACCTCTGTTTGCCCACTCAGCGAAGAGTAGGTTAAGGCTGCGCCGTGCAGACACAGCCTTATCGCCAGTTTGTGTTTGGGTATCAATACCGCAACGCTCAAATGCCTCAGTGATAATCTCTTCAACATTTGGTCGAAATGCTACGGTTCCTGAAGTTGCCATTAAAAACTCCTAGTATTCTTTGATGACCCTTAGAACCAGTTGATATGAATCGCCAACAGCCCCCGCGCCAGTAGTTGTGAACTTCACATCACCAGTTGGGTTTGTTCCATATGACAAAGTCGATGGAAGACCACCAAATTTGCTAAAGTCATGGTATCCAATATCGTCTTCGCCAATGTGCATCATAATGATGTCAGTGTCAGCATCTGCCAATACCTCAACGGTCATGCTTTTAATGACCCACCATCCTTCGATTATACGAACTGCGATGCAGGGATCGCCATTTGCGTTGGGGGCTAGTGTGGAAACATCAATTTTAAGGGCAGCACTTTCATTCCCAGTATCAACGTACTGATACTGGAATGCCATGACTGCCTCTCTGGTGCTATCACTTAGCGTTTTTACTGAGGAAATATCAGCCATTGGCCTTCCTCCTTATGAAAGATTGTTGTTCTGAGCATACAAGATAGTAACACGAACTTCACCCGCAGTTGTGGCGGCAGAGTTAGTAACAGTCAAACGAATATCTGCTGTTCCAGTGTCTTCCCAAGCTAACGCAGCACCCGCTTCAGTTGTCGGATATTTACGACCAGCATCTGTTCCAATACCGTAAGTATTAAGAATAGAAGTTGCACCGCCTACAGTATCTCCAACACTCAAGTTAGTTGCGCCACTTGCTGCTGTAATAACGTCAATCACACAGTCAATAATTTGTGAGTTTGCAGGGATAACAACATCTGTCACAGACGCTGCTAGTGCGCCATTAGATAAATCCGCTGCGAATGTTTGAGACATCACTACTTGACCAACATTTGCAATATCGCTGCCTAGTGTTGTGCCAGTGGTGACTTTGATTGTTCCAGCCTTAATTGGTCCAGAAAAAGTTGAAGTAGCCATGTTGATCTCCTGTCTTGGCTATTGTCAGTCGCCCAATGCGACTGTCAGGGATATTTGGAGACTACAGCAAGTTTGTTAAAAAAGAAAGAGGCGATCCGAAGACCGCCTCAATCGAACCCAACAGAGAGGAGAAGTTAGGTAATTTACGCGCCTGATGATCCGAAGATACCACGCCAGTCGGTGTAACCGAAGCTGTAACGCTCACGCACTTTATAGCGCACGTTGCCAGTTTCGAAGTCACCTTCCATGCCTTTTTTCATAGGCGAGCGTTGGAACATTTTCAGTCCATCTGGAACATCAGTTTGTACGAACCACTGATCGCTGTCTGTTAGACGGCGCATGATGTGGTAACCTTGTGGAAGGTAACCGCCATTGCGGATCGCGTTGATGTCATTGTCAGCAGTGCCAACACGCAGTTGTGATTCAAGCAAACGCTCTGCAACAAAAGTGTAAGCAGTTGGGATAACCAACTTCGTACCTTGTGCTGCAATGCGAAGACCGCGATCATCTTTCATGTCAGCAATCTGAATAAGGATTGCTTCTAGTGACACTTCTGACAAGTCAGCCGCTGTTGCAAGAATGTTAGACTGGTTGCCGTTCTGGGTTGGGTGTGATGCACTCAATAGAGTAGCGCCATCCCCACCTGAAGCGGTTGTCGCGGTATTCAAAATGTTAGCCGCTTTGATCTCTTTAGTAGAGGCCATTGAGCGAGCCAACGCTTTTGTATAGCGAGAAGCAATCGAACCATACTGGCCGTCTTCTTCAGCTTCTTCAGTGATTGAGAAAGCCAAAGCGATTGTTTCGTGCTGATAACGCGCAGTCCACTGCTGAGAGGCTGCGTCATACGAAACCGCAGAACCCTCTGATTTTGTTGGAGCATTTCCAAAACCTGATAAAAGAACGTCTTCCTCAAATGCCTTCTGAGAAGTATTTGATTCGAAAACTGCCTCATATTCGGATGGATAGCTGTCATATTCGAGTCCAAAAAGAGTATTCAGACCCGGCTCAAGCATTTTAGCAAAATTTGCTCTATTCATAGCCATTGTTCATACCCTCCTTAAATACCAGCACTGTCTTTTAGAAGATGCTCATTAATAAGCACTTCCATGACAGCGTTAGCACCGAATGCATTTTCTGGGGAATCTACCAGCGCAATAATTTTACAAGTAGCAGCGCCTGCTGCCATTGTTCCGCTGATTTCAAAACCAGATTGACCAGTCGTTGTGGACCCAGCACCAGCAACAACATCAGCGCAGTTGCCGATATTGGTCTGGGCAGGAGATCCTGCTGACTGGACTTTAAACACAGTATATGGATCATCATATACATATGCGATGATGTCTGTAGCTACTGTGCCTGACGGCCAGTATTCACTATAGACGTAAGAACCGTCACTTGCTGTGTAAGAACACCCTGCAAAAACACCAATGTTGTTAGTTTCTGTGGCCGTGTGTGGCGTAACAACCCCATCAGCAGTTAGAATGCAGAGATCACCTGTAAAGATGTTTTCTGCAAGACCACTTGTGATAGTGTATTGGTTAGCGCGAGGTGCATTACCGCTCATGTGACGAACTGGCACAAAGCCAAAGGCTGCATCTGCATTTGCCATTTTTCGCTCCTTTTAGCGTTAATTTAGTCGCTTGCGGCAGACAAAGATCTGCCACGACTGGTTTCAGACTTACGATCTTGATAGATCGTCTGCCCACTTCGCCGTCCTAACGCATCAAGATCCCCTGCGATTGATTCATTCAGTTCATCATTTTTCCCTGAATAGTAATGTCTCATTTGCTCATGCTTTTCTTCTGGCATTTCGCATAGAAGCATTCCTTCAATCCCAATTGATCCTGCCCACTGGCCGTGATTGATAGTTGGATACAACTTACTTTTCACAGTATCAGCAGGGCGCGGTTCCCAGCCTTCACGCATACGTTTGTACACGTTGTCTGGGCTTTCCTTACCCTGAATCGAGGTAGCAACCCACCTTTGGACATAGCCGGGACGTGCTTCGGGGGCGTCCAAAAGTGATGGTGGTTTCCATGCGGTCATTGGACGAGCTTCCTCATCACGCACAGAATTTCGAGTTTGGTTTGCACGAACATTTCTTTTTTCAGACATTACTGGCTCCTTTGCTGACGCCGAATTTCGGCTTCGTATTTTTTAAGACCTTTTTCATCATTGATTCCAAGTTCTCTAGCCATTCTGAGTTGTTCTTGCGACATCCTCACTCTATTGCCCTTGTAACTGGAAGAACCGCCTGTAGTTGGGGCGACTGGTGGTCTACTTTTTGTTCTTGCCTTACTTGGACTTGCTCCTGAAGATAGCTCAGGAAACATTTTTTGTAAACGGCTGTTTAAAACTTGATAATATTCGTCCGAATTTTTGTCATAACCCTCCAAGTCGAGTTGGACATCAATTGAACGCGCAGCCGCTGTTTCTCGCTCAAAGCCAGCGGCATTGAACCAGTTATTTGCTTGCCACCACTGCATAGCTTTTGGTGGAGCTGGGTTTTGTGCAGCTTGTTGTGCGCGGCCCACTGTCGGTGATGCTGCTGCACGTTGCTGCGCTTGTTGACGTTGCATTTCCGCAATACGCATAGCCGCTCGCATGTCGGCTAATTGCTCTTGAAATGCTACTTGCGATTTCGTGTCACCTTCCTCCACAGCTTGTTCAAGAGCTGCTTTGGTTTGGCTATAACGCTGATTAAACGCCTTTTCAGCGTTTTGCTGAGATCCATGCTCCAATCTTTCAAGACGTTTTTGGAGCTGTGCATTTTGCTCCTGAATTTGCCTAGCTTGGATTTCAGCTTCTCTGCGCTGATTGACAAGTTTTTGAATACGCTTTTGAACTTTAGGTCCATATTCGTCATCCTGTTTAGCCTCTTCAGCTACATCTTTAGCTTCTTCCTTGGCTTCTTGTACAGGTTCATCAACAACTTCGATTTCAAATTCTTCTGGCTCACCTTTAGCCTTTTGAATTTCGGCTTCGATTTCTTCCAGAATTTGTTCTTTTTCTGCCATCATCTCATCCTACATATGCTGCGACCTCAACTCCATCTGGCAAGATCGATGTGATTTCATCATCGTTTAGCAGAAGGAACTTGACGCCTTTTACAACAATTTTTTGACCAGCGTATTTACCATAGGTCACGCGATCTCCAACCTTTGGACAAACTTCAGACCGCCAACGCTGGCCTGTGTCTCTGTCACGATACGCTAAGTCACCCAAGGCGCAGACTGTGCCATGAGCTGTTAGGTATTCTTCGTTGTCTTTGGATGATTCTGGCAGCAATATACCGCCTGATGTTTTTGTTTTTGCCTGATTAGGCTGAACTAAAACTTTCCAGTTTAAAGGAACTGGTAATTGATGAGATCCAATTGTTGCATTGGTTTCTTCATCTGTAAATATTCTATCATGCTGATGAGACACGCTATACATCCTCCTCATTAAGAGCTTTTAAAGTTTCGCGGATAACCTCAGAGGCTTGCATTAAGCCTTCTGCGATCCCTACGTTTTTTTGGTATGCATTGAAGTCGGATAACCGACCATCAACCATACTCTCAGCTATTTCCAGCCGTTTTGTTTCCAGATTTTTTCTGATCTGTTGGAGCAGATCGCTTGTGGTCATCTTTCACACCTCCTGACATTGAAACGCCAGTGACATGAACTTCGACAACTTCAGAGTTTTTTTGTTCTGGCATTAATACGCTTTCTTTTTCTTCATGGTCTTCTTCTTTTTCTTTACAGTCTTTTTGACAGACTTCATAGGTTTCTTTTTGCCATAGTTCATTTTTTGTCCTCCTTTAGACATAAGTTTACCAAAACTTGCTCTATTCATCGCCCCATAACCTTATTGGCCATATTGCCAAAGAACTTAATGACAGGAGGCGCTGCCTTCATTGCGCCCATCATAGCCGCTGTTATAACGCCTGTACCAACTGCCATTGGTGCAATCTCTGCCTTGCCTGTCTGCACCCTTTGCTCTGCACTTTCACCTTCTCCAGTGCCACCCACAAATCCACTCAAGCCACCAATCCCAGTTCCAAATGCAACATTTGGTAAAACTTTGCCGCCGACTATTCTGGTTATCGCCGCTGGAGCGCCAACCGAAATTGTTGGCAGCATACCCAAACCACTAGATGTTGTGTATTCGGCTGGATAGTTTTCCTTGAACGCAGCTTGCTCTTGGTTGATTTCGCTGTCGATCTCTTGGAAAGTCTTATCGCTAAATGGCGCTCTTATGCCAGCTTCGATCTCACCGCCTAAACCCACAATTGTTGCGCTGTCTAATGCAGTTCGAGCCATACCTTTTAAAGCCTCTGGATCTTGTCCAGTCAAATCGTACTTTGGTGGCGAAGACATTTTGTAATATGTTTCCCAAAAGCCAGCCATTAGACATTGCCCCCAGACAATTCACGCGCCAACACCTTGAGTGTCTCTGAGAACCCCTTATCCAGCTCTTTAGCGGCCATAGCAAACTTTTTGGGGGATATCTCACTAGACTTCAACCCACGCCTCTCCAAGAAGCTCTTAGCCGCTCTGATCTCTGCTTGCGCTACGCGCTTAACTGCCGCTCTCGCCATTACCATCTCCTACGCCTTGCAACGCGCCATACCCAACTGTACCAACTAGAGGCACAGAAAACAAATTTTCCTTCATCTGGCGCATTACGCCTTCTCTATATTCATCTAGATTTGGCCCAAAGTCAGTGTAAGTCGATACAGGCAAATTGTTTTCCCTGAAGATCCGCATCACCTCTTCGTTTTCAGTAAGATGTCTAGGAACCAGAGCAGTGTCAAAATCACTGAGGCTCATTGTTGCATTGGGCTTGGCCTCAAAATACTTTGTCGGAGCGTTTTGCATGATTTCGCCAACGCGATTTACTGCATCCCGAAGGGCAGGGATATCGTCCATAGATACGAAACCTTCGGACACAGCCGCTGTGCGAGCAATGTCTGCATCGTTACGACCAAGAGCAAGCAACAGCTCATTTGCTGTATCAACACCCATCATGCGCGTGATTGGCTCTTGAGTTGTGACAAACTCGCCATCTTCATTTCTGGATCTGCGCGTTCTGATTTCTGTTTTCTTGAATTTATTTGTAAGATCATCAATCAAAGAATATTTTACTTTGTGGAACTGGTCGAAAAAATCTTCAAGAGGGTCTGTTCTAAAATCTGTCCTATCTCTCTCTTCAACAAAAATCTGGCCCCTAGCATCTTTAACTTCATCAATACTTTTAAATGGCCGTGACGTTGCTGCCCTAAACGCCCCTGCATAGTTTTGTGCATGTTCCTCAGAGGCTGGCATGTACATTGGTCCATAATCGCCTTGGCGCATGGCCTTTAAAACCGTTTGCGCTGTATACGGCCTATCTG